ATGACGTTGTCCGCGCCGCCATTCCTCAGCTCGTCGTCAGAGAAGTCCGTCAGCCGGCAACGGTGGGCGTTCGCGGCTTTGCCACCCAGGGCATTCGTGATCGCATCACTGATGGCGAACTGGACACTGTTCTCGCTCACAGCTCATCCCCGTCCTGCACTTCTGTACCTTGTGCATAGAGCTTGTAGACCAGGAACCCGCCGTCGTCTTCCTTGTCCGGAGCGCTGGTGATGTAGTCAGTGGAGACGCCTTCGTCGGTAACAGTGATCGTGTCGCCATCCGTAGGCATCGTCTCGAACGCGTTGAACGGCAGCCGCAACTCCGGGCTATCTCCCACGATGCCAGCGCTTCCACGCTCGCCCAGAGAGACGCTGCTAGGGGTGTCGAACACGCCACAAACGGCATCGCCGTCCGGGTACGTCGACACCCCAGCAAACGTCACCGGCACGCCCATAGGCGGCCGGCAGAACGCCCGGAGATTGCGGCTACCGATCACTTGGTCTTGGCCGCTGCTTTCTGTGCATCCGCGATTTCATCTGCCGTCGCTTCGCGCACCTGACCAGTACCATCTGGTCCCATGCGTTTGAAGTCATCTTCGGGGAGTTCGCAAAGGTCGTCTTTCTTAACGGTTTCCCCGCCTACCATGAAGTGCTTAAGTGCCTTGGCAGTCTTGAGTTTGCCTGCAGTATTGAAGCTGAGGACGCCAGCGGCCTGAATCTCGCCAACCTTTTCGCCATCAAACTCGGGATCGGTACCGGCCTGCAGGTCCACGGAACCAGCCTGTGCATAGCGCTGCTCAAAGGCGCTGGTGAGAGATGCTACAGTGTGAAACTTCGACATGGGCTCCTCCTTGGAGCGGTATAGATACTGGTGTGGTGCGGACGGCACACACGTCACCGTCCGCTCAAATGTGTCGGCTTACTGCGCCAGCACCCAGAGCCAGACGAAGGCCTCGATGTGACGGAAATTGATGTCGTAATAGCCGTGTTCGAAGATCTTGTAGATCGCGGAAGCGGCACCCGTGATGTTGTCGGCGATGATCTCGTTCAGGTCCCAATCGCCGATGATCATCTGCGGCCAGTTGCCCAGCACCATAGCGTGAAGGTTAGACACGCTGTTGACGGTGCCATTCTTCGGCAGCTGGTTGGAGAAGATACCGTCATAACCAAGCGGACCTTCCTGCAGACCGTTTGAGCCAATACGGCTGTCGGGCATGATCGGCGCAGAGCCATTCACTCCAGGGAACTTGAGGATCGAGCGCATGGCTGCACGTGCCTGAGGGGTACCAGCCCAGCGAAGCAGGCCGAGTCCACCAGCATTGGCTCCAGAGATTGCTGCCTCAGCGTCATTCAGATCCACGTAGGTGGGAGGCACGCCACCGGCACCCGCTGTGACAGTCCCATTGGCCGCACGCGTGCTACCGGTCAGTACCGTAGCCAGACCGGTGTAGTTTTGCAGACCGAGCGGTACATTGCCGGTACCAGAGCCAGCGAGTCCTGCATAATCCAGGCTCAGCGCGAGGACTTCATAGCGATCTTCAGCCAGGAAGGAATCGATTGCGAGATTCGACAGCGCAAGGAAGTCACGCGTGTATGGACTTCCCATGCTGAGGCGGTGCGGCACCATGTTAAAGAAGTTCATGCCGGGGTCAGACGTCGTCACGGCAGCCGCTTCCGCCATCCAAGAGCTGGATGCAGCTGCATTCTGACGTGGAAACTGTGGTGTGCCATGTAGACCAGGGATCATGCGTGCACCAAGAGCCATGCACACCGCAGTGTTACGTAGCATCTCGATGGGAGGCAGCTCGACCTCCGTGAAGTTCGTGGCGCTCGCAATGGTTCCGCTGCCAGACTGAACAGTCCGCTTCTGAGCTTCCATCTGTGCGAAGCGCTTGTTCGTGACTCCGGGCGTTAGGATGCCATTGCCGAGGCCGCTGATGCCGCGCTCAGTTGCAGCCTTGCGGATAGAGTCAGAGACCTCCTGGGCGAATCCGCTCTCTTCATCCTTGAACGTGCCGCCGCGCAGCAGATTGATTGCGGCCCGTGCAGCGCCCGCGCGCGAATACAGCCGCTGTTCCTTGGGGCTCATGCGCTCAAGCTGTTCTCCGGCGATCGTAGGCACATTGCTGTTCTGACCAGCAGCGATGGCGCGTTCTGCGATGGCATCCGTCGCGCGTTCGATGCTGACGCCGCCAACAATGTCCTGCATAACCTGGTCTTCGGAATAGTGGCTGGGGTTGATCTGCCGAAGGTTCCGCAGCGCCGTTACGCGGGCCTTCTCATTTGCAGCGTGATCTACGGTCGTGGTGGCTTCAGCCATGGTCTGGTTCCTTTGCTGTGTGGGTTGAGTGGTGGGAGTCGTGGACGCGGCGGTTCGCTCGCCGGCCTCTGGATCGTCGGGGTCGTCGACTTCTTCCTCGTCGTCGTCCTCGTCTTCGGAATCGGGTGTCTGAGAGCGCTCTTGGGGAGGCTCGGGATCCGCATCGAGTATGCGGAAGTTGACCTTCACGTGAACCTCGGCCGGCGCATTGCGATCAACGCCGACGGTGGGATCAGCAGGTACAGTGACAAGGCTGTTCTCGTACAACTCCCAGCGCGTCACGGTGTACGTGCGGTAGCCCGTCTTGTCCTCGGTGATGTCGTACTCGAGGGGCTGATACCCGATGGAAACGTCTTTGAGGATCTTGTCGGCGACGTCCTGTTCCTTCTCGCGTGCGAGGGGATTGGTGCCGAACTTGTTGGTGATCCGCAGGACCCCATCCTTCAGCTCGTAGCCGACAGAGGTGCCGAGGTGCAGGTTGTAATCATGGTTAAAGAGGAGGGCTATGCCATCCTTCAGTCGCTCAAGATCAATTGCGCCTTGGGCGTGGCTGAGGATCTCGTCGCCACCGTAGCGCTGCACCGGATACTCAGAGCTGACGGCCATGGTGACCGTGTGAGCTTCCGCGTCATATCCGCCGGCAGCGCCCTTGGTGCGGCGGAACTGCCGCTGCCCGAGCTCTGGAGGCAAAGGCCTCTCTTCCAGCGCGCGTTCCGCGGCCGCAGAGAGGCTCGAAAGTACCGTCGTAAGAATGACCGTCTGGGTGGTCGCCATTGCGCGAGGGTTATCGCACGCGTCCACCACGACGTGTCAAATCACACTTCTGTCGCATTCTCCCGCAGTACCCGAAACATTGCCCGTGCTCTGTCGATGACCAGCGCGCGATCGTCCGCATCGAGATTCTTGAGTCGAGCTTTTGTCGCCTTCTTGGTGCCAGAAGGCTTGCCATCTTGTGAGGATTCGTCATTCATACTGTCGTCCTCGGCTGTATCGGCTTGGCCCGTGATGTCAGTGCCGAGAGTTACACCAAGCGCATCCAGGAATTGCTGCTCCATTGCTCGCTCGGTCATGGTTTCTTCAAAATCCAGACCGAGAGACGACAGGGCATCGGCATAGGTGATCAAGCCGTTCTGCAGTTTCAGGACGATAGCCTGTGCATCCTTGAGCGGATCCACCCAGTCCCAACCACGCGGCTTCCAGACGAACTGATCCATCTGCTGCGGCGTCAGAGTGATGTCCGACAGGCAAGTTGTAAGTGCCATGCGCAGCCACGCCTGAAAGATGGGCATGCAAAAGTCTTCGATGAACCATCGCTGGATGACTTTGTAGGCATCCCGGACATCGAGCATCCCCGCACGGATCGACGAGAAGTTCACCCCCTCAAGGTCGTTTGCCAGAGTGGGGTAGTCGGCCAGCAGACCGGTTGCGACCTCGCGGACCATTGCCTGCATAAAGGGCTTGTGGTTTGCGGTGGGAAAGCGTGGGTCGATGTAGTTGAGGTGTTCACCTTCGTCCAATGCGAAGCCTTCGCCTGCGCCACCGGAGAAAGTCTGCTGCATCTCGCTACCGACGTCGTCCAACTCATCTTGCTCATCATCGCCGGTGTACAGTCCTTCCGCCGCGGTGCGTTCGATGGTAAAGAACTTCGCCGCGGAAGCGCGTGCCGCTACTACTGCTGCTTCGCTATATCCGGCGTACTGATTCAGCGCCTGCACAACGGCTGACGCCCAGGTGAATCCCCGCGTCTGTCCAGGGCGCTCCCAAATGGCGGCATGATTGATAAACTCGGCCGGCACTCGCTTCCGCTCGCGATTACGCCTGCCGAATATATCGAACGGATGCCCAGTGAACAGGTGATAAGCGACGGGGCGCAGATACTCGTCCACCTCAACGCCCATGCGGACCTGATTGCCGTTATCTGCGGCAGCCATCATCGTGTCGTCGAGTTGGTCATTGTCCAGGGGCTGCAGCGTGAAGGCAGAGGGGCTGAACTGACGGCCATAGACATACTTCGTCAACGCCTCGCCTTCACTTGCAGCCAGGCGAATTGCGAGATGTTGGGTGCGCACCCAGGAGAACTTTCCGTCGGCGGTGCAGTTGCCACGCTGGCCTTGGCGCTTCCACTCGGCCTCGATGCGCTTGTTGATCCGCTTGGCCGGTGAGCCATCTGCGTTGCGCACGTCGGCTTTGAGCAGTATGCCAGTAGGTCCGACTACGTTCTGCGCGATCATGGCCAACCACTTGCGCACGTAAGGGTTGTTCAATGCGAGCAGGCGCATGCGTGCACGCATCTTCGGGTTTGAGGCGAAGAGTTCTGTGTCAGCCGAGACGAGTCGGCCGATGAAGTCTTTGGTCAGTCGATCGATACGCGCAGCCGCTGCTCCTGCGGCACCGCCACCGGTGAGCAGACCCGGCGGAAATGTTCCCGGCTCGCCTAGCGTGCGCTTGGACTTGAGTTGCTCCTGAACACGAGACTCGACTTCGCGGTCCATCTCACGCCGCTGCATGATGGCTTGCCGTGCTTCGCTGAGGTCAAGCATTACCAGCCACCTCCAGCACCGGCGCCACCGGAGTCACCCCCGTCACCACCAGAGAAACTGCTGCTATCGCTGGATGAACCGGAATCGCTCGAATAGGAGCCGCTGTCAAAGCTGTTGCTTTCACTGGAGGAGCCGGAGCTAGTGAAAGCATTCCAGTCGAACGCCATCGCCTCGTATGGCTGACTGTCTGTCGGGTGATCCTCGGTCCCACGGTAGATCTTGCGCGTCGGCGGCGGGCGGAAGTAGATCTGTGCACCGGCGTTGAGAATCACGCCACCGGCAGATTCATCAGTTGATGAGTCCTTGGCGAGAGGAAGGGTCACGGCTGCAGGCGTACTCTTTCGCTCTACTGGTGCTGGCTGCTTATCTCCCGGATCTGACATCAGAGCGATCAGCACACGGCCGAGGAGCAATCTGAAACTTGCGAACCGAGGGCCACGCCTATCAGCAGAGCCAAAGATAATGAAGGCGCTCTGCGCTCCCTTACCTCTGGCACGGCGACGCTCATTCCGGACACGTGCCTCGACCGTGGCTTCCCATTGCAGCAGTTCCGGAAGGGGAATATGCGTGAGCTCACGTGTGCCGATCTTGTACATGGCAACGTCGTCCATCGCTTTACCCGCGAGGAGCGCACGGATCTGGTCCAGAAGTCTGCGATTGTACGTACGTACGTCGGGAGTCGGGGGAGTGGTGCTCATAGCACCTCCCGCTGTCCGACATGAAACTCTGCCTGGATATTGGCAATGTCGCCGCGCCAATTCTCAGGGGCCAGTAGGCGAACAATCACGAGCAGTATCTGGATGGCGAGCTTTTCGCGGAAGGTCATGTCGCCGCAGTTGATAGCGGTGATCCGCGCCTTAGGTCAAATCGAGCTCAGTGACCTATATGCCAGTGATGGCACCACCGACAACGGTATGAATGAAGGACATGGCCGGTGGCTTGCTTCAGTGCGATCAGATGCTTGACCGCGCCTGTCTGGGACTTGTGTTTGATTTTCCCTGTGCAAGCCTTCCTGCGCACACGTCTCTTGCTGCTCATAGTTGTCCCCATCGCAGGCCGGGCAACTTGATCCGACGTCGGTGGCTCTTACGCCGCCTTGGTTGCGAGACACTCGGCTGCGAGGCGGATGCTTCCGAGGACTCCGAAGACCTGGA